TAAACTTGAAGAATTCAAAGCTGCTTTGGCTGCTGCTTTGGTTGCTGTTGATGATGCTTATGCTGATGCTTATGCTGCTGCTGAGGATGCTTATGCTGCTTATGTTGCTGCTGATGATGCTTGGGATGCGTATGAGGCTGAACTCGAGAGAGTACAAAAGGGGAAACAGAATGGCTAACAAAATGATTAAGTACACAGTAAAAGTATACCCTGATGGCACTAAGTATTGGTTCCTAAACGATAGGCTGCACCGCGAGGATGGTCCAGCTATTGAACTCGCTAGTGGCACTACGGAGTGGTACCTAAACGATAGGCTGCACCGCGAGGATGGTCCAGCTATTGAGGGGTCTGGTGGTTACAAGGCTTACTACCTAAACGATACGCCTCTAACAGAACAAGAACATAAAGAAGCTACTACGTCTAAGCCTACCTCTTGTTCAGGCAATAATGGGAGAAGACAATGGCTGACGAAGACCTGACCCCCGCAGATGCGGCAGTGCTGAAATACCTACGGCAACGCGTTGATAACCTACAAGATGAACGCTGGCGGGTACGCGCACGGCCTAGCATTACCAATGAACTGCAAATAGCGATGCGAGACCTACGCGAGTTTACCGATGCCAAGCGGCAGCAGGGGTTTAATATCTGAGAGATCGTGTGGGGCGCGGTGAAAATGAGTTCAGATGTAGCGCATTTGTAGCACGTTTTGACCGAAACAATCGCTTTTGCAAGCAGTTGAGCGCCCCACGTCACATCAATAACAGTGCGCAAAAACAAGCGCAATAGGAGAACAGCGGTGGACCTAATAACGCTAGATTTTGAGACGTATTATGACAAGGAATACTCTCTGAGAAAGATCACAACAGAAGCATATGTGCGTGACCCTCGGTTCGAAGTGATCGGGGTAGGCGTAAAAGTAAACAACAAGGAAACGGAGTGGGCCAGTGGAACACATGAACAGACAAAAAATTATCTCAAGGCGCTCCCTTGGGAAAACTCTATGGTACTTTGCCATAACACTATGTTTGATGGTGCCATTCTTAGCTGGCGTTTTGATATTCGTCCTCGGATGTATACCGATACTCTTTGCATCGCTCGTGCCCTTCATGGGACTGAAGCTGGCGGTAGTCTCGCTGCCTTATCTCAGAGGTACAATATCGGCACTAAAGGCACAGAGGTACTCGACGCCCTCGGAAAACGACGGGGAGATTTTGGACCAGAAGAACTAGAGCGATACGGGGATTACTGCATCAACGATGTAAACCTGACGTACAAGCTGTTCGCTACTATGGCCAAGGGGTTCCCTAAACGGGAACTCCATCTCATTGATCTAACCCTGCGGATGTTCACAGAGCCTACATTGGACCTCGATACGGGGCTACTGGAGTCGCACCTTGAGGACATCAAAGAGCGCAAGGATCAGCTGATGCGTGACGCGGGTATCACGGACAAGAAAGAACTTATGTCTAACCTCAAGTTCGCTGACATACTAACAGATTTAGGGGTTGAGCCACCTATGAAGATTAGCCCTACGACGGGCAAGGATACCTTCGCGTTCGCCAAGAACGATGAAGCGTTTAAGCAGTTGTTGGATCACGAGAACGATCAGGTTCAGGCACTGGTATCAGCGAGGCTCGGCACCAAATCTACGCTCGAAGAAACACGGACGCAGCGGTTCATCGACATATCTAAACGTGGGCTACTACCCGTACCAGTAAGGTATTATGCAGCGCACACTGGTCGGTGGGGAGGTGACGACAAGATCAACCTACAGAACCTGCCAAGCCGTGGGCCGAACGGTAAGAAGTTAAAGAGCAGCATTATCGCACCAGAGGGACATTCGCTTATCGACTGCGACTCCTCACAGATTGAGGCACGAGTACTCGCTTGGCTTGCTGGTCAAAACGACCTGACCCAACAGTTCACTGACGGGGAGGACGTCTACAAATACATGGCGTCAAGTATCTACAACGTGGACGTAGCAGACGTGACCAAAGACCAACGGTTTGTAGGTAAGACGACAATTTTAGGTGCAGGGTACGGTATGGGTGCGCCCAAGTTCCAACTACAGCTACAAGGTATGGGCGTGTACACAGAACTCGAAGAAGCGCGGCGGATCATCGACATCTACCGCAGCCGCAACGAGGCGATCAGTCAACTGTGGAGAGACGCTAACTACACCATCCAGCACATGGAACGTGGTGACAGCTTACAGTTTGGCCGAGAAGGTGTCTTGCAAGTAGACGCACAGAAGAACGCGATCATACTCCCGTCTGGTTTGTCTATGTACTACCATGGGCTCGTTGGTGAGAAGTCAGAGTTTGGTTACGAGTACACCTACCGAACCCGCAAAGGGCCCAACCGTATATACGGCGGCAAGGTTGTAGAGAACGTGTGTCAGGCTATTGCGCGCTGTATCATAGGGCACCAAATGATACTGGTTGCCAAGAGGTACAAAGTTGTGCTAACTGTGCATGACTCTATTATCACTTGCGTACCCGACGAAGAGTTGGATGAAGCGCAAGAATACGTGGAAGAATGTATGCGCCAGACGCCCGACTGGGCCGAGGGATTACCAATCACCTGTGAGAGTGGCACAGGCAAATCATATGGAGATGCAGGATGACAACGAAAGTATGGCCATGGTCTTACAGTAAGATCAAAGCGTTTGAGCAGTGCCCCAAACAGTTCTATCACGACAAGATTCTCAAGGAGGTTCCTTTTAAGGAGACCGAGGCTACGCTGTACGGCACGGCGTTCCATACCGCAGCAGAAGATTATATGGGAAAGGACGTACCGCTCCCAGGAAAATTCAGCTTTGCGCAAAAGATGCTCGACTCCCTCAAGACCAAGAAGGGCGAGAAGCTGTGCGAACTCAAGCTGGGCATCACTGAAGACCTAGAGCCGTGCGGGTTCTACGATGACAACGTATGGTTCCGCGGCATTGCCGACCTCATCATCTTGGACGGAGACCTTGCATGGGTGATCGACTACAAGACGGGTAAGTCCTCGAAGTATGCAGACAAGGGGCAGCTGGAACTTATGGCGTTGTCCGTGTTCAAACACTACCCACAGGTAAAGACGATACGTGCAGGGCTAGTGTTCGTTGTTAGCAATGACTTGGTAAAAGGCACATACACGGAGTATGATAAGCCGAACCTGTGGGAGAAATGGCTGTCTAAGTACAAGCAGATGGAGACCGCAGCGGAAACGGATATGTGGAACGCTAAACCTAACGGGTTATGCCGTCGGCACTGTCCAATCATTGAGTGTGTACATAACGGAGCAAACTGATGCCATACAAAAACCCTGCAGACCGCAAGAAGCAGACCAACAACCCTGTCGGAAGTAAAGCCTTTGAAGCACGTATGGAGCGCCAACGTGCCCGACGTGCCGTGGACAAGGACGGCGTGGACAAGAACAACAACGGTAAAGCTGATAAGCGCGAAGGCAAAGACGTCAGCCACAAGAAAGCCCTGTCCAAGGGTGGCAGCAACAAAGATGGTTACATAATAGAGAGTTCGAGTAAGAACCGCGCACGTAACTACAAGAAGAAGAAAGTGTGATTTAGGGAATACCCTAGAAGGAGAACAACATGCAGATCATCGACGGTAAGGCGTTGCTTCTGAAGCTACGCAATCCAAAACGTGTCACTGAAGTCATCCCAAAGAGCAAAGTGATGAGCAGCAACGAGGTGCTAGTCAACTGGGGTATCGACGAGGTGCGTAGTTTGCGTAACCTTAACTTGAACGCACCTTCACCAATACAGGATAGGTATTCTTGGACGGGTAAGTACGACCCCTTTGCTCACCAAAAGAAGACAGCCGCGTTCTTCACCATGAACCAAAAGGCTTTCTGTTTTAACGAGCAGGGTACAGGTAAGACCGCCAGTGCAATATGGGCCGCAGACTACCTGATGAAACAGGGTAAGATCAAACGAGTGTTGGTTGTGTGCCCACTGTCAATCATGGACTCGGCGTGGCGGGAAGACCTGTTCACCTTCGCACCGCACCGCAGTGTGGACATCATATACGGCGCACCGCAGAAGCGTAAGAAGCTGATAGCCCAAGGCGCTGACTTCGCCATCATCAACTACGACGGTATAGAAATCGTGTTCGACGAGATCGTGAACGGGGGGTTCGACCTAATCATCGTGGACGAAGCCACACACTACAAGAACGCGCAGTCGAAACGCTGGAAGACCATGAACAAGTTGGTGGGCGACGACACATGGCTGTGGATGATGACAGGTACTCCTGCCGCGCAATCTCCGCTCGATGCTTACGGGTTAGCTAAGTTGGTCAACTCCAGCTCAGTGCCGCGGTTCTTCGGTTCGTTTCGAGATATGGTCATGCGCAAAGTCACGCAGTTTAGGTGGATGGTGAAACCCGAGGCGTCTGACCTTGTGTTTAAGGTGTTACAGCCAGCTATACGATTCACCAAAGAAGAATGTCTTGACCTACCCGAGATGACTTATGTCAAGCGGCAGGTAGAACTGACACGTCAGCAGCAGGTGTACTACGACAAGCTGAAGAAGAACCACATGATGACCATTGGTGAAGACGAAGTGTCCGCCGTGAACTCTGCAGTTATCGTCAACAAGCTACTACAAATCTCCGCAGGCGCTGTATATACAGACGATGGGGACACGCTCGAGTTTGACATCAAGCACCGATACAAAGTGCTGAAAGAGGTCATCGACGAGAGCAGTCAGAAGGTTCTTGTGTTCGTGCCGTTCAAGCACACCATAGATATACTGGTGGATAAACTCCGTAAGGACGGGGTAACGACAGAGGTTATCCGTGGTGACGTGCCAGTGGCCCGACGGACGGACATATTTAAGCGTTTCCAAACCGTAGACGACCCCAAAGTGCTAGTCATCCAGCCGCAGTCCGCGGCACATGGTGTCACGTTAACAGCAGCCAACACCGTAGTGTGGTGGGGACCGACACCATCTCTGGAAATTTATGCGCAGGCAAATGCACGTGTGCACCGTTCAGGACAAAAGCACCCGTGCACGGTGGTACAGTTGCAAGGTTCACCTGCGGAAAAGCGTGTTTACACACTGTTAGACAACAGAATTAACGTCCACACAAAAATGATCGACTTATACAAAGAACTACTTGACTAACCCACTATACACCACTACAGTGTAACTCTAGCCAGTTAAGGAGAACAAAATGGACGATACATCCAACGTCCCGCCGGACAAGCTCACCAAAGCCTACATCAAGATCAGGGCAGGGAGAGCGGCATTGTCTGCTGACTTTAAGGAAAAAGATGGAGAGTTGGCGCGCCAACAGGAAATCCTGAAACGTGCGCTACTCAACTACTGTGACTCCCACAATGTTGAAAGCGTCCGCACCACCGAGGGTCTGTTTTTCAGGTCTACTAAAACGAAGTATTGGACTGGAGATTGGGACTCTATGTATTCGTTCATTAAAGAATATGACATGCCCGAGTTTCTAGACCGTCGTTTGAACCAGACCAATGTCAAACAGTTCTTGGAGGAAAACCCCGATGTCATGCCAAAAGGTCTGAACATCGACACTGAATACGTAATCTCTGTGAGGAAGAAATAATGACAGAACCTTTTGTCCAGATAGAAGACTTGGCAAAGCACTTCGCGGTGTCAATCTCTACCATCCGTGCGTGGGTACGGCAGGGGCATATCCCCAAGGCCACGTACATCAAGATCGGTAATACCTACCGGTTCAACAAGACCGCAGTCTCAGCCGCATTGACTAAAGCAATGCAGGATGTAGATGAAGCCCCCGAAGTGGTGGCAGAAGACAACCGTCAGATCGAAATGAACTTCGACACT